TTACACAGAGCGGACGCAGACAGTGACGCAAGACGCCACACCAACAGGTAGTGGCTCTAGTTGGACTATTGGTTGGGCTGTATCCAACAAGACGGCAGAAGAGGTGCAGCAGTACGACGAAAATATTGCTACCAGCAATCGTGGTGTCCGAAACAGCAGGCTGGCTGAGACCGATTACCTCGCATTGTCAGACGTAACAATGTCGATTGATATGACTTCCTACCGTCAGGCACTTCGTGATATAACTACACATATGAACTGGCCTCATTTGCAAGAGGCTCACTGGCCGACCAAGCCCAGCTAGGAGATAGCCCATGTTTTTCGGCGCAGTAGCCATTGCTCAAGTACCAATAGCTGACGATGCGTCGGCTACACGAGTAAGTGTAACTGGCGTCGTAGGCACGGGTGTTGTAGACTCGGTTGCTGTAACCACGGGTCAATCTTTAGCCGTAACGGGTGTGCAGGCTACGGCTACGCACGGCGTAGTTGCTGTAAACACAGGCACCGGGGCCGTTATCAATGCGGGAGCCTCTGTAGGAACCACGGGCCTTGGCGCGGTTTCTGTGATTGCAGGCACTGGGGTCACGGTAAACATCACGGGGTTTGAGGCCACCGCAACTCTCAATGGCGCGGTAATTGTAACGGGCAGTTCTCTTGTTGTAGCATCTAGCTTCCCGACAGTTATATCTCTTGGCACTGTTATTCAGCGGACTACAGCGAATATCGCGGTATCATCTCTGCCGATGGAAGGCATAGTCGGCGTTGACACAAGTGTCACTGGCGATGCCATCGTGACATTAACTGGAGTTCAGGCTAGTGGTGAAGTTGGGAATGTGGTACTGTGGGGGGGCATCGTTCCCAGCGTAGACCAAATTTGGACAACGATTGCGGCATAGGAAAAGTAAATGGCTAGTACATACGCAACAAATACCGGGTTGGAGCTTGTCAGAAACGGTGAGCAGTCTGGCACTTGGGGTACGACTACAAACAACAACCTGAATATTATAGATCGCTTGACTAACGGCGTTTTGTCCATTTCGCTGGCAGGGGTTAATTCTTACACGCTGACCACAGGCAATGGCAATCTAACTGAAGGTCAGCACAAAGTCATAGTTCTTACAGGGTCTCCGTCTGGAGCAGTTACTTTCACGATAGCGCCGAACACAAACCAGCACATTTATTTCTTCTACAACCAGACAAATGTTGCAGTGACAGTGACGCAAGGCAGTGGAGCGAGCGTTGTAATACCTGCTGTTGCAAGCAACGCGGGTGTAAACATTGTGTACTGTGACGGCGCTGGTGCGGGAGCCGCAGTAACGAGCCTTACAAACAACCTAGCAATGGACAACGTGTCGATTACTGGGGGCGTTATTACTGGGATCACGGACCTAGCGCTAACGGACGGCGGCACAGGCGCAGGAGATGCGCCTACGGCAAGAACCAACCTTGGCGTGGTTATAGGCACGGACGTATTGGCGTATGACGCTAATCTGCAAGCTTTTGTAGCTGCTTTAACTCTTCCTACTTCAGACGGTGCGAACGGGCAGGTTATGACTACAAATGGCAGTGGAACCTTGGCTTTTTCTACTGTTGCTACGGCGTCGAGAGCTTACACCTTTAGCTTATTATTCTAGGAGTAGAAAATGGCAAACCCAAACATTATGACTGCGACCTCGGTACTGGGTAACAGCACAGTTACTTCCTTTATATTGCGCTCTGGACTCACTCTGCTCACCGCCCCCGCTTCAGGGCATGTGTATCGAATCATTGCTCTAAAGTTTGTAAACGTATCCACGTCTGCGGCGGAAACCGTAACACTAACACTTGGCGGTGGCGAGATAGTTCGACAAACTGCTGTCGCCCAAGGTGCTACTCTTGACATTATAACAAGAGATGTTCCGATGTATCTTGAAGAGGGCGTTGCTTTAATTGCGACTACAGTTACTGCTGATGACTCACTAAAAGCGTTTATTACTTATGAGGATGTATCGTGACCAATGCCTCTATCAAAATTACAATTCAAGCCGGGAGTTAACCGAGAGGTTACGGCTTACACCAATGAAGGCGGCTGGTTTGACATCGACTATGTTCGGTTTCAAAAGGGCTTTCCTGAAAAGATTGGCGGCTGGCAAAAGCGTGGGTCCGACAACTACCTTGGCACTGCTAGGGCGCTTCACCCTTGGGTGACGCTTGATCGTGATCAATACATTGGCATTGGCACGAACCTTAAATACTACATTGATAGGGGCGGAGAGTATAACGACATCACGCCGCTGAGACTTACTACTGCGGCGGGGGATGTGACGTTTGCGGCTACAAATGGTTCAAGTACGTTAGTTGTTTCAGACACCGCGCATGGCGCTGTTGTAAACGACTTTGTAACTTACAGTGGAGCGGCATCTCTTGGCGGAGTAATTACCGCTGGGGTTCTTAACCAAGAGTATCAAATCACTCTAATTGTAGACGCAAATTCCTACCATATCACCGCTAGAGCAGAGGGAGTTCAGATTCAAGATCCTTTGGTTCCTTTGCCTGCAAATGGAAGCGACAGCGGAAATGGTGGTGGATCTATCGTTGGGAAGTATCAAATAAACACTGGTTTAGATACAACTGTTCGTGCGTCCGGTTGGGGTGCAGGAATTTGGGGCGGTGTAGGAAACGGAGGAACGTCTGGAACTGTCGGCAACGTGTCTGGTTGGGGTGATCCTGCGGCAAACGATGCTATAGTTTCTAATATTTTAAGGTTGTGGTCCCATGATAATTTCGGGGAAGACCTTCTAATTAACGTTCGAGACGGCGGAATCTATTATTGGGACGCCACGGCGGGTCTAGGCAACAGGGCCGTGAACATCACAAGCCTTTCCACCCTTCCAAGTATCCCTACTGTTGCAAAACAGATTCTAGTTTCTGACAGGGATCGTCACGTTATTGCCTTTGGATGTGACCCTGAGTCCACGCCGGGGGTCCAAGACCCTTTGACCATCCGGTTCTCTTCTCAAGAGTCCATTACAGACTGGGCCACGAGAGCCGACAACACGGCGGGTGAGTTGCGCCTTGGTTCTGGGTCAGAGATCGTCACGGCTATTGAAACCAGACAACAAATATTAATTATGACGGACACTACGTTGTACGCGATGCAATACTTGGGGCCACCATTTACTTTTGGTGTTACTGCAATTTCAGAAAACATCACAATTGCTGGACCTAACGCTGCGATTGCGGTTGATGATAACGTGTTCTGGATGGGCCTGTCTGAGTTCTACGTATACAGCGGGGCTGTTCAGCGTCTTCCCTGCATGGTTAGAGACTATGTTTTTTCTGACCTAAACGATAATCAGTTAGAGAAAATAAATGTAGCTCTTAACACGCAGCACTCAGAAGTTTGGTGGTTCTACCCTAGCTCTAACAGCGAGGAAGTAGACAAGTACGTTGTTTATAACTACCTTGAGCAAGTTTGGTACTACGGCACATTTGGGCGCACTGCTTGGGTTGATCGTGGCATCTTTGACTTCCCCATTGCCGCTAACAACGATGGGTTCTTGTATGAACACGAGTTGGGCTTTGATGATGGAACTACAAACCCATCTTCTGCTATCAACGCCTATATTCAATCAAGCCCGGTTGATATTGGCGATGGTGAGCAATTTATGTTTATCCGCAAGATGATTCCTGACGTAGATTTTAAGAACTCTACGGCCATAATACCTGAGACCAACATCACTCTTGACGTTAAGAACGCCCCAGACGGGACTTACAGTAGTAGTCAAACGGATGCGTTTGTTAAGACCCAAGCTGCAACGGTAGATAACCGGACAGAGCAACTATACTTCCGCCTTCGCGGCAGACAGATGAGATTTAAAATTGGATCTGATGAGCTAGAGGTCACTTGGCGCTTAGGTTCTCCTAGAGTTGATATTAGACCTGATGGGAGGCGTTAATGTCTCGCCGTTTAACTCGTCCATTTTTCCCAGTACCTCCGCCCCAATATATGCAAAACTATTTTGCGGAATTGGTTCGTTCTTTTTCTGTTTATTTAGATCAAATGCAAAATCCGGGAGATTTAAGGGCTACTACATTAACGCTTACTGATCTACAAAGCGACAACGTAGGCTTGGAAGTTGGAGCGTTATTTCAAAATGGCGGCTTTGTTAAAATAACAGAGTTAAACAGCCCTAATTTAAGAGGTTCTTCTGGAACAGGCCAAGTGGGCCAAGTAACGGTGGTAATAACATGAGCAAAAAGCCTGAAACAAAGAAGCCTGTTGTTGTAGCAATAAATTCTAAGCAAATAAATGCTACAGTTAACGTAGTGGGTCCGCCCCCGGCAACTGGAACATCATAACATAACGGAGATACGAGATGCTGTGTGTTCTCGCTTTTGTCTCTTTCGGACATGCGTGGACGAGTAGCGGCAATCATCTATTTCAATACTGCTACTATGACTGCGGCTTAACAAAGAATGGCGGCTGGTACGATAAAATATATATAGTAAGCCACCTTTATGCCTGCCCAGCGAGGTTTGCAGAAATATGATTGATCCTGTTACAGCATTTGCAACAGCTAACGCAGCATTCAAAAGCGTGAAGATGTTGATCGGTGCAGGCCGTGAAATGCAAGACGTAAGTAAACAGTTGGGTCAATGGTATGGCGCAGTTGCGGATATTACTCGCGCCGAATCTCAACGAAAAAACCCTACATGGCTAGATAAACGAACTATTGGCACGGATAATATAGAAAAAGAAGCTTTGGATATTATCATCCGCAAAAAAACTTTATTTGAAAAGGAACAAGAAATTAAGTTTATGTTGGACTATAGATTTGGTCTGGGTACTTATGAAGAAATGTTGGGTATGCGCAGGCAAATACGCAAAGAAAGAGAAGAGACTGTGTACGCAGCGATGGAAACAAGAAGACAAATTGCGAACAATGCGGCCATTGGTGGCTTGTCGTTAGGTATTATTAGTGTGCTTGGCGGCGGCATATATTTAATAGTATTGGCTACACAGTGATAAATGCGTTAATATTGTCAGTAACACTTGCAGGGGTGGCTAATCCAACTCATGTAAAGTGCCACTTGTGGAAAAGGTTTACAGACTTAAATGATCAAAAGGTATGTGTGTATAGATTCAGTGCGGGTTTTGGTGGGCTTGGATATCACTACCCTACGCTTAGTTTTTCAGAGTGTCCGAAGGTATTTAGTTGCGTCTATGAGAAAAAAGATAAACGGCCTAGTTTGTCGGAAATATTAGATGGCCTTAAAGGAGGTTTCTAATGTCTATAACTTTTAAGACTATACTAGAGTATCGTCTTATGCCGAGACTTATGATGCTTGTGATGACCGTGATGTATATACGGGTTTTGGAGTGGGGGATGACTTTAGAGGATTTATCTACACAGCAGTCTGCGATGATATCAATTTGTTCTGGGTCAATGACGGGCGCGTTTGCGGTATGGTTGGGTTCTGAGAAATAATGTCAAAGTCCGTAGAAACAGAAAATAACGTAATATCTATTCCTCAAATCTCTGATCTGGACAAACAGTTTCTTGTACTAGAGGATCAAAAAGAGTTAATTAGAGAGCAGGCAAAACTTATACTGGAGAAAAAAAGGACTAAAATATGATTGGTCAACTTATTGGTAGCCTCACAGGACTTGCTACGTCCATAATAGATAGCAAGACACAGATCAAATTAACTGAAGCTGAGATAAAGAAAAAACAGCTTACAGGAGAGATTGACTGGGATTTGGCTGCTATACAAGCCACTGAAAATTCTTGGAAGGACGAGTGGATAACGTTGCTTTTCAGTATTCCATTAATCTTAGCCTTTATGGGAGATTGGGGGAATGACATTGTGCAGCGAGGGTTTTTAGCCTTGGAGTCTATGCCAACATGGTATCAATACAGTTTAGGTGGTATCGTGTCTGCAAGCATAGGAATCCGATCTGTAAGTAAATTTTTTGGGAAGAAATAATCATGGGATACAAGTTAGGAAAACGCAGCTTATTAAATCTTCAAGGTGTAGACGAAAGGCTGGTAACTGTCGTGAAATACGCCATAGGCGTTACGAAACAGGACTTCAGCGTAATCTGTGGTCTCAGGACGATAGAGGAACAACGTTCGTTAGTCGCAAAAGGCGCA